TACTGGCCTACGAAGCCGGGGGTGGGGATTCGAGTTCCTCAAGTCGTACCAAACCTTGGACGGTTATTTCAGCGGTAGAATACTTCCTTGACATGGAAGAGGTCACTGGTTCGATCCCAGTACCGTCCACCAAATACTTGACAATAAATCAAGAACCTGATACAATACTTGTATTGACACTCAAACAGGAGATAGCGATGAAAGTCAAAACCGCAGTCATGAAAGTATGGGCGCCTATTGCAGTGGTATCGTCGGGTAAACCAAAGACTCATGCCGAGTATGTTCTGGCTGCTACACTCTTGAAGAAGTATCAACGAAAGTTTGGCAATCGTCACTTTAATCAATACCTCCGAACTGTTATTAAAAATGGTCTGTGGGAAACAGGAGATAGCAATGAACGAAATTACTGTTGAAATTCGTCCAGCGACTAAGGAATTTCCTAAGTTTCTGGTCATGGTCCAAGAATTGAAATTTGACACTATCCGTCAGGAAACCTACTGGGTCTTGAAAGAGTCTCGTACCTACCGTCTCCGTAGCGATGCTGAAACATTCGCTAGTCGATTCGGCTGGAAAGGTTGACAATAAATCAGGAACCTGATACAATACATGTATTGAATCAATTAACGGAGTTAGCAATGTTCACAGTTGTAAAGCAAAAAGTAAACAGTTCTGGTATCCGTACTCGCTTGGGTATGGCACCTGATCTGATTCAGGCAAGAATCATGAACGGCAACTTAGTGGTTGACATCGTTGAAGGTTCTGTTGAACAAGAAACATTGGTTGACAAAATCGTCAACGAAAAAATCAAAGAATTGTCTTGACAATAAATCCCAGGTGTGATACAATACACCATAACTTAATGAAAGACACTATATGAAACCTTCAGGCAAACAATAGTGTCAACTTTAGATCCCGTGTTGGTCTAGGGTTGGCACGTTAAATCAAATTTAATACACCAACCCTCTAAGATGTTATGGTAGCATACCGGACTCTTAATCCGAGAAGTCACAGTTCAAATCTGTGTGGAGGGACCAATACGGGATCGCTAGTTTAACGGTTAAAACATCTCCCTTTTAAGGAGTAAGACTCAGGGTTCGATTCCCTGGCGATCCACCATAAGCAAACACACTCTACCCTACCCTGGCTGGAACGGCTGTGCGGGGATAGGAGAACAGACCCGTTTGAGTGTGTTTACTTATGGTACACAGGGTACCTAACGTGTATATCCTAAGACATTGACGAAATATTGCGGCCGCGATATTAGACTAGTTTTAGGTTAACTCATGTACCGCCATATACAAACACATTACTGCACATTGTTTTGGCTTCCAGGTCTTTTTGGGCAATGTGGTCGTCTTTAGTGTGTTTCTATATGGTATTTGTTTAGCCGTAGTGTAAATGAAAGCCTGAGTAATTACCGACGGGTATGAGCAAGGGACGCGATGAATTGTTGATGGATGTCCCGACGGCGCCTGAGGATATGGATTCAACAAGGATGACATAGAATACCACTTTAGGTTGTGGAGGTACTCATAGTGAGTCGGCTAAACAAATACTATATAAATTTACAAGGAGGCAAACATGCCTTGGATTCAAAATACATCATTGTCGGATGTTCGCCGTGGCACTCATCGTAACCCTGGCACTAACGCCATGTTGATTCAAATCTGTGACCCACCTGGTGATTTCCCCCAACCCCACCACACTTTCGTGGAAGTTCATCAATTCCAATTCTTGGATGTTGAGCGTGATACTGAAGTATTGGATGAGGCGATGCGTTGTAGTCAGGCTCAGGCAGATGAACTGGTCCGCTTGCTCCAACACGCCTTGGCCAACGATATGGATGTTGTGGTTCATTGTCATGCTGGTGTATGCCGTAGTGGCGCTGTCTGTGAAGTCGGCGTTATGATGGGCTTTCAGGACACTTATGTGTTTCGTGCCCCTAACCTGTTGGTCAAGCACGGCATGATGAGAACATTGGGAATGTTGTATTCCGATGACGAGCCACACACTATCAACGGTGTGGCTATTGACCCCGACTGGACCAATGATAATGAAAAGGTGTTTGCCTTGGCTAGTGCCAGACGCCAACGCCGATTGAATGGAGATGAATAATGCCAACATGCTATCAGCTAATTGGAGTACCAGGCTCTGGTAAATCAACCTGGATCGAGAATCAAGAATGGGCTAAGGTTAAAGAATGTGCTATCGTGTCAACTGACATGTGGGTAGAGTTAGAGGCCGGGCGAGTGGGCAAGACCTACTCCGAAATCTTTGACGAATACATGCCTAAGGCTGTCAAGTTGATGGCTAACCATGTTGAGTTGGCTCGTGACAAAGGCATGGACATTATCTGGGACCAGACTTCAACTACACTGGCTAGCCGTCGGCGGAAGTTCAATATGTTGCCAGATTACACCCATATAGCGGTAATCTTCAAGACGCCTGAACCAGAAGAACTGGCAAGACGCCTAGCCTCACGCCCAGGTAAGACAATTCCTGACCATGTGATGAAGCGAATGATTGAAGGCTTTGACCCAGTTGAACTGGAGGAAGGCTATTCCGAAATTTGGCATGCCCAATAAATAAAAGGAAAAATAAAATGAAAACATGGATTGGGTCGGATTTTCATTGGGGTCACAAAAATATTTTGAGTTTTTGCCCAGTCACTCGTGCTCCGTACCGTGATATTACTCACATGAATGAGACAATGATCTTGGAGTGGAACTCTAAAGTTGAACCTGGTGATTTGGTATATATGGTCGGGGATATTGCTTTCATGAGTGGTTCAGATGCCGCCAAAGTAATGAGTAGATTGAATGGCGAAAAGATTTTGATTCGAGGTAATCATGATGTGAAAACATTGATGGATGTAAATTTTCGTAATTCTTTCAAAGAGATTCATGAATATTTAGAGATTACTTATGATGGTCACAAAATTGTCCTAAGTCATTTTCCATTTTTAGAGTGGAATTTTATGCACCGTGGGGGCCTTCATTTTTTTGGGCACCTCCACGGCAATCATCACGGTCAGGAAAAATATCGCTGTATGGACGTTGGGATGGACTCTACAGGCGAGGTCCTGATTTCATTAGATGATGCGATTCGTAGGATCAAAAATAATGAAATCAAGCGACATCATTAGTAAGTAGGATACATGTCCATCCTTTATGATGTGGGTAGCCAGGTCTTTTCTTGGCTACCTGACTCATGGCCCCAGCATTCAGATTGTTTTCTTTACAAAATTTAGTTAGATTTGTAATAACAATATCATTGCCATTTGGGTCAGTAATCTGATATGTTTTTGCTGAAGATTTTCTATGAGGTGGTTGAGGTTTACCCTTATATAATTCACTTAGGAATTTTTTCTGCCATTCAGGACACGGAATTCCGGACCTGTTCTTCTTCATCAAACTAATTGATTCTTCAGTATGCTTCAATCCGGGTCTACCATCGCCTCCTAACGACATATTATATCCATTAGACTTTTCAAAATTTATAAATGAATTATTTTCTCGGATGAAAAATTCTTCCATTACATCTTTAGTGTGTAACATTTCGAGAGATTGGTATAGTATATCCCATACGAACGAATCCCATCCATATTTTCTTATGGCGTAATAGAAGCAAGTATCACCTCGTTTGCTGTCTTTTTGGTGTTGGTATATTCTATCTTCTGGTAATTGAGATGTAAAACCTATATAAATTTTACCATTGATAACACATGTCGCTCTATAAATTGTATAAATACCCATGCTGATAGTTCCTTTATAACTGTTAGAGTGGGCGGGGAGGTCGCAGTCTCGTGGCTCACACTTTTATTTATCTTTTGTCGGTGCTTGACAATAATTCCCATTCCTGATACAATACTTGTATTGACACTCAAATAGGAACTGACATGAATAAAATTTTTGGCGCAGTGGGACGAGCCTACTATCTGTTGGCATCACTTCTGTCTATTGGCGGTCTCATTAATGTATTTTCAAATAAATTTTCAATGGCCAGTTTTTTGTTTGCTATATCGATAGTTCCTATGGCAATATTGCTTCACCGGGTTGGTTATTGGGTAATTTTTGGGAAATGACATGAACCTGACAATTCACAGCCGTAATCGGCTACTGGGTACTTTTGCTCTACATGGAGTATCAAAAGAATACGCTGACCCACTTTACAATTACCTTGTCCACGGTTTCCATCCAGGTTCATTCTGGACGGCTGTTCTGGCCAATGATTTCATGGCTGCCATTGCTCATAGCCACCCTGCAAACACGGTACCAGCGCTCAAAAAGGTGGGCACATGGTTGAATGACTACCTGCCCCGGGGCACTGCCTGGGGGTCGTATGAAGCGTTCAAACAATGGTTAGCACTTTCGTCTCAAGAACGCCGAGCGACACTTGAATCGCTCCGTCTCATTCACACTGGGCCCGACGAAATAATATTACTACTAAAGGAAACACCTACGGCTGAGCCAATCCTCTGGTAAAATTTGACAATAAATCGGATTCCTGATACAATACTTGTATTGACACTCGAATAGGAACTGAAATGAGAACCCAACTACAAGCAGAAATGAAGCGCATCCGAGACCTACTTCCCACAGAGTTGTTTGAGGGTAGCAAGGACTGGCGTGAAGGCAACACTGTCGAGCGTATTGAGTGGTTGCTGAGTATGTACGCCAGTGCCAAGGAAGAAGTTGCTCGGCTGGAAAAGTTGGTTGACGATATTGAGGATGACCTTGCCACCGAACGACAATTTAACTTTGATCGGACTTGAAATGACTACTTATCAAGACACTATCACATGGTTAGCCGAACAAGTTTGGCTCCAATGGCAGCGGGACGCTATCGCCTGGAAAGGTGCCATTGGCGGTGAAATCAACGCTATTGCATTCATCTATGGTCGGACCGTATACGAGGTGAACCAGGATGTATGGGCAGAAATCATCGGAATCTTCGGTGACTCACTTGCCACGGAAACTTGACAATAAATCGGTTCCGTGATATAATACTTGTATTGAATTGATAAAGGAAGCAGATATGTTGGTTACTTGCCGTAAAACTGGTCGCCAGTATGATCCAGATGTTGAGTTCCAACGACTGCTCAAGGAGCACTGGTTCATTGATATCATGAAACGAATGAAGGAGCGCTGATATGGAAAACTTTACAATGGAACTTGGCGGTATGAATATCGTTCAAAAGGCACAAGTGTATGCCATGGCTGCTCACGCTAGCGTCCAGCAAGTCCGTAAGTACACCAACGAACCGTACATCGTTCACCCTGCTGAAGTTGCCTCAATCGTGGCTAGCGTCCCTGGCGCTACTGAAGACATGGTAGCGGCGGCCTATCTTCATGATGTGATCGAGGACACTGGTTGTACATTCACTGACATCCACATGGCATTCGGCATCGACATCGCCACACTTGTTGGATGGCTCACTGATGTTAGCAAGCCAGAGGATGGCAATCGTGCCCACCGTAAGGCAGTTGACCGTGAACATACTGCCCAGGCACCTGCTGAGGCCCAGACAATTAAACTTGCTGACCTCATCTCCAACAGCCGGAGCATCATGGCTCATGACCCTAAGTTCGCGGAGGTATACCTCGCTGAAAAGCGACTCCTCCTCCAAGTCCTCACTAAAGGTGACAGGGGTCTTCACGCCCGTGCTTGTGAGTTTGTCAGGGTCTGATTTGACAATAAATCGGATTCCTGATACAATACTTGTATTGACACTAGAATTGGAACTGATATGAAAGTCACTACTGCGGTTAATCGTATTGAAATTGCCATCAACGCTAATGAGTTCATTCAAGCAAATGCTATGATGAACAAGTACCGCCGTAAGTTTGGCAATCGCAAATTCACATACTGGATGCGAGTGATGATCAAAAATGGTCTGTGGGAAATGGGAGTGAAATAATGTCACAATTCGTACACATCGTTTATGTCCACCCTGTAGAACTCGGTGAGCCTAACCTGCACAAGGTTGAGTTAGAGCGTGAATTTGAGACTAAAGAACAAGCCGAACGCTGGGTGGGGCTTTACAACGATAACGAAAAAATATTTGGGATTGAGGATAAGGCAGTCTACTACGGCTGTGTCAACGATGAGACTGGAGAATTGGTATGATCCACTTTATGTCAATTACAATCCAAGAAAAAGGTAAAGGTGATGACTACCGTGCCTTCCTTCACTTTGCCGACCGTGAAACAATGATGGCCTATGAGATTCGTGGCTATGGTGATACACCCGGTGCGGCGGCTGATGATGCCTACGCCCGGTACGAATCAGAAGACCGTTATGATTTTGTGACAGATCGGTGGGAATGGAAATGAACGAACGAATTAAAGAACTTGCTTTTGAGGCTAACAAGGATTTAGATGGCAATGTGCCGATTGGTTTTGCTGAAAAGTTCGCCGAGTTGATTGTTAGGGAATGTATGAAGACATGTGATGAAACACAGGCGGCTTACCTCAAGTATCGTAAGGAATCGGATGACTTTCAGGATAAAAATATCTACGCCGAAGGTGAGGCAGCCTGTGATATTGTCAAATACAAACTGAAGAAACAATTTGGAGTTGAACGATGACTGAATTTGAAGCAATAATGTTGATGCTGATTGCCTATGTAAATGGCGTAGTAATCGGGTACCTATTGTGGGCACCTATGACTCCATTCAAACAAGGGTTGACTGATGGTCTGACACTGAAATTCCTCTGGGGTAAAAAGTGAACGCTACTAATCCTATTGAAACCCTTGCCGCCTGTATGGCACATGCCGCTTATGAAGCGTTTCCTGAATACAAATATCAGGACCGTAACTGGGCAAAACATGACCAGTGGCGGGCAACACTGACCATAGAACAGAGGAAAACAGCGGTAGCGCCACCTGATTGTTTCGTTGAGAAGACCCGAAAACATTCATTCTATGACTTGACGGTCTATAGTATGTTTCCTCAGACATGGAGCAGTACGGCACTAGGCTTTGGTGGCATTGGTGGACAAGCGATTACTTCCGCTTATGTTTGCATTATTGAAAGTAACTTGGTCGGCGGATATGCTGTATACTTTAGTAGTAGATTGGCGTATGTGATCAATCGCCCCAATGAAAAGTTTATTGAAGACATCGAACGGCACCGAATGGTAGACGCCAAACTAGGGAAAAAAACATACGAGCGGATTTGACAATAAATCGGAATCCTGATACAATACTTGTATTGACACTAGAACAGGAGATAGCGATGAATGAACGGATTAACGAGTTGCTCAAACAAAGCCGTACCGAGTATTGGACTCAATATACTCCCAGTTATGACTACGAAAAGTTCGCCCAGTTAATCGCTGAAGATTGTGCCAAGATGTTGGATGAAGATTCGTATATCATCCCTGAACTTGGTGGTTACGCTCACGACATTCGCACACGCTATGGAGTAAAATGATATGATAACATTCGTATGGTCAGTGACCAGCTTCAGCAAGACCGTTGAGTTTGAAGCCTACACTTGGGATCAGGCAAAAGCAGAAGCAATGCGACTCTTGGATATCACTGAGTTGGGGTGGGCACTTTCCAATATCAGCTATCGTACCGTGAAGGGAGCCTGATATGAACCCACGAATTCGAGAACTTGAAGACCAGGCTAGTCAATATGCTAGTCGGGAAACGACCGACTTAGATGAATGGGAATTTATTTTCCGTAAAAAGTTCGCCGAGTTGATTGTGCGAGAATGTGCCCGTGCTGTTGATAAGGTATATGAAGATGCTGAACCAGATCACGGGTGTTATGACTGGGCTACTTGGGCTGAAGGTGCAGATGTTTTGAAACATTTCGGAGTTGAATGATGAAAGATGTAACTGGTAAGAAACTAGAAGTAGGTGACAAGATTGTTTTGATACCACAGAACGGATACACTATGTCCCTTTCAATGGGTATCATTATAGGATTCACACCACAGAAAGTAAAGATTCAACTTACTAATAAGGCTTGGTCTTATTCAAATGACGAGTGTTTGAAATTCCCAGAACAGGTGGCAAAGGTATGACTGAACGATTTAGTGATTTATTGACGGAATATTTGGAAGAACGAGACCGCCAAAACAGTGATTACTATGATTATCGCTATATTGGTTCTAAGGGTGAAGGCGCCCAGCATATGTTGGAACTTGCTCAGAAAATGGATGTGTTGATTCACGGAGTTCAAGAATGAAAGTCGTGCCGGCATTAGTACTCCAGTATTACACTTTTTAGAAACTAGAGTACTCATTTCACCCGTTCAAAGTCGCCAAAATCGCTGGAAGTCATCGTGACGAGTACTGATACACTTCTGGCAAAATTGGCTGAATTTACAAGAAATTTGACAATAAATCGGATTTGGGATACAATACTCCTATTGAATCAAACAAAGGATTGAAAAATGACAAAATCACTGATCTTAATCATGACCTTCATGTTAGCAGCATGTGATAACGAAGTAGAGCTATATGACAAATACAAGAAATATTGCACCGAGCGAAATGGTTTTCTGGTCGTGAGGGAGGTGAAGTCAGGCTTTGCTCATCCTCATCAGGTGTACAAAGAGTTTTCATGTGTTATTGATCAATATGAATTGAAGTTGTAAAACTCAAATAGGAACTGATATGTCACAATTCGTACACATCGTTTATGTCCACCCTGTAGAGAACAGTGAGCCTAACCTCAACCAGATTTTGGTTGAACTCAACTGGGAAACCAAACAAGAGGCGGAGGACTGGGTTAACGAATACAATACAGAGTACGCAGGGGTACGATTTGGTAACAAGAATCCATATCGCTCCGCAGTCTACTACGGCTGTGTCAACGATGAGACTGGAGAACTGGTATGAAAGTCTGGATCGGATATGAATGTTATTACGACTACTGTAATGAATGGCGTTCGGCAGTCAAGGTGTTTGATGATGAAGTCAAGGCCCTGATTTGGAAAGAAGATTTCAAAGACACTGACCTAGAATGGCGCTCATACGAACAATTTGAGGTGGAATAAATGAGTAAATTTGAGCGTTGGTTCTTGAATCGTGTATTTCGTAAACAGGTAAGACAAGGTTTTGATCACGATAAGAATATCACAGAGTTGTATACGATGATTCGTGAAGCCGCTGAACAAGAATTTTACGAAGACAATATTCCCACATTGAACCACAGTTTGACTGAATGGTTTCAAAACAGTTTGAGGTAGAATAAATGACCACCCAAGAAATAAAATTGCCGATTGAAGTACAATTAGTCGTGAGAGACATGAAACACCTTGATACTTTTGATTTGTTACTTCATCTACAGGATATCGTAAATGAATGGTATTGGAAACAAGTTCCTACTATCCCATGTGGTGTAGTGTCGAAAGGTCGATGATGAATAAAGAAGAATTGCGGAAGTTTGTTGAGGCGAATCCTAAGTTGGTTTCAATGAAGCCAGCCGGTGAAGGCATCTTTGTGCTCAAGTACAAGAAGCGGGTATTCTACGACAATCTGTGGAACGACTACCTGGAAGAATGCCGTGGTACTATTGTGGACAGTGACTTCAATGTGGTGTCACGCCCATTCACAAAAATCTACAATCTGGGTATTGAAGACAAGGCACCTAAGATATCACCAGACACCCTAGTGACCGCTTATCGTAAGGTAAATGGATTCATGGTGGCTATGACTTGGCATAATAAAGACATCTTGGTGTCCACTACTGGATCGACCTCTGGTGACTTTGTTGACTTTGCCCGCGAAATGATGACGAAACACGCTTGCTGGGAAGACTGGCAACTGGCTGTATGTTCGGCTCAGGGCTTGACTTTGATGTTTGAGTGTGTTCACCCTCTTGACCCACATATCGTGCCTGAAAAGCCAGGTATGTATTTCTTGGGCTATCGTCAGAATTCTTGGGACTCACAAGTCAAAGGATTCGGTGTAGCAATGTCTAATCACTGGAGTGAATATGCCACGGGTGTTCTGAACTGTTTTGTTGCTGAGTCCTATGTGTTGCCTCTGAGCGAACTACAGGCTAAGGTCAAGGCAGTGAAGCATGAGGGTTTTGTGCTATATACAGAAGATGGTAGAGCCGCTAAAATCAAAAGTCAGTACTACCTGACTTCTAAGTGGGTGGCTCGTAATCCTCGTTCTGACAAACTTGTTGACATGAACAATGACATCAAGAAGAATTTGGATGAAGAGTACTATCCTCTGGTTGACAAGATTCGTGAAAACATAGTAGAATATACCATGTTGAACGAACAAGAGCGACTGACTTGGGTTCGTAACTATATGGAGACTGTATGACTACTACACAACAATGGCTAGACCGAATTCTGTCTAGTGAATCTGAATTACATCACTGGTTAGAGCGCCAGTTTATCGGTGAACTTACGGCGGCAAAACGAATCCGTAAACTTGCTGATGAGGCGCCTGAAAAATTCAAGCCAGTGATCAATCGTATCGCTGATGACGAGGCTCAACATGCCTTCTGGGTTGGTGAGTTACTTGTTGCCCGTGGTATTACATTGCCAGCAATTGAACATGCCGAGGATCGCTATTGGAAACCTATCCTTAGCGAACTTGACAGTTTTGAGAAGACAGCGGCTGCCGGTCACCACGCTGAAGGTATGAGACTGATCCGTATCCGTGCCCTAGCCTCCGATGAGCGAGTTGACAGCGACATTCGTGGAGTGTTCGCTAAGATTCTTCCTGATGAAGAATTTCATGAACGGGCATTTGGCGCTATGACTTCGGCTGACCAAATTGAGGCGACTCGGGGTCTACATGAATTGGGTCTGGAACGCTTGGGTCTTGAAGTATGATCCTAGCGGACTTAGAACACATTTTCAAACCCCAGATTGACGAAGGTACAGATAGTCTGTATTACATGTTAGTCGTCGGTGAGTATAAATTGATTCAACGCCATCCTACTAATGATATGCCGTCACTGTTACCCATGTTGGATAATTTTCAGTATGGCGGTACAGTAGAAAGAATGCCAAGGTTTATACAATGAATGAACGAATTAAGGAACTTGCCAACGAGGCTGGTATGACTGACGATAAGTTTGGTATGTTCTTTGCCAAAGACAATCACAATGAAGATGGTGTTGATTTGGAAAAGTTCACAGAATTACTCATCAAAGAATGTCACGAAACAATCAAGAAGGATATGGAGTTAGCACAAATTCAGTTGCTTCCATTAGATTTTGGTATGTACGCCAATGGCAGACTACGACGAATTATCAAAGAACATTTTGGAGTTGAATGATGAACGAACGAATTCGAGAACTTTGGGAAAATTCAACAGGCGCATCAGTTCCAGGAGAAGGATTCTATTCCTCAGCGTCAAAATATAACATTGAAAAATTCGCCGAGATGATTGTCAAGGAATGTCTTGAAATTTTGGATGGTGAAGATGATTATGGGTACGAAAGTCGTGGTGTCCGAATTGCCGCATATAGAATGAAGAAACACTTCGGAGTTGAATGATGACCAAACTATTTCTGGAT